CCAAGGTCATGAGCTTCAAGCGTGGCGTCGGCTCGGTGGACAACGTCGTTTCCGCGACCATCAATCTCGAAATCACCAGCGCAACTGGTGGCGTCGGCGTCGTCGAAGACCTCGCAGCCTGATCCGGCCTAACGGCCACCCAAGCACCGACCGGGTGAGTTCGTCGCTTTTGCGGGCGGCGGCTCACCCGGCACGGGCACCCACCATCGCCCGCAAAGCACAAGGATTTTCCATGGACCTGTCCACCCTCTCCGCATCGTCTACCGCCGTCATCAATCTGTTGCACCCGGCCACGGGTGAGCCGCTGACCGACAACGGCGAGCCGCTGACCGTCTCCGTCTACGGCCCCGGCACCGTGCAACACCAGCAGATGCGCAGCGCCCGTGATCGTCGCATCATGGCCGCCGCAATGGCCGCGAACAAGGCCGGCAAGAAGCCCGCCGACATCGCAGACCCGGACAAGGAGCGAGCAGACACTGCGGCCGATCTGGCCGCCTGCACGGCGTCAATCGGCGGATGGGACTACAAGGGCGCCACCGATGCCGCGGCGATCAAGTCGGCATACGCTGACGCATCGATGTCGTGGCTGGCCGATCAGGTATCCCGCGGCCTGGGGGACTGGGCAACTTTTTTGCCGCAACCGGCGAACGACTGAGCATCTACGTTCGTCACGTTGCATGGCTGCACGCCTGCCCGCGCATCAAGTCCGGCAAGACGGACAAGCCGGGCACGGTGTCGCGCGGCGATCAAATGCGGGCGGCTGGGCAAGAGCCGGCATTGCCGCCGCTGGATGCGGGCGAGCACATCGTCACGCACCTGTTCGACGCAGGCCCCGTGCTGCACACCGGCATGGGGCCGGTCCCGCTTTCGTGGTCAGAGCTTGCGACATGGCAGCGCGTCACGGGCATCGAGTTGACGCCGTGGGAGGCGCAGACGCTGCGCCGGCTAAGTGCGGAGTACATCTCCACACAGCAGGCCGCGGAAGACCCCGGCATGCCACCGCCGTATGCGGCAGCGCCGACGCAAGACCAGCGCGCACGGGTTGCAGCAAACCTAGCGTCAGTATTTGGCGGCATGGCCCGCAGCAAGAAAACAAAGGGGTAGCGCATGGCTGGTCAGCGGTCTGATTTGATGCTTGGCCTGGGGCTTGATGCCTCGGGTGCTTTGCGTGAGGCGCAGCGGCTGGCTGACCTCATGCGGCGCGAGCTTGGCGGCGCTGGCGCTGGTGGCGCAAAGTCAGCCGACGAGATCGCCGATGCGCTGCGACGCGCCACCGATGCCGCCGAGGCCACGAAGCGCGCGATGGGCGGCGCAATGGACGAGGCCCGCCGGGCTCAGGAGGCCGCAAGGTCTGCTGATGCCCTGTCCGATGCGCTGCGCCGGTCTGGCGCTGCCGCCAGCGAGCTGCGCAAGGACATGCAGGGGCTGGAGACGGCAAGCGAGCAAGCGGCCCAAGCCCTTGCGCGCGCCAACCCGGCAAAGTCACTCGCAGCGGCGCGCGACGTTCTGGACATCCGCAGCTTCACAGCCATCCAGCGCGAGATCGATCAAGTCAATGCGGCGTACAAGCGGCTTTCCGATTCCGGCAAGCTGTCGTCTGCCGAGCTGCAGCACGCAGCGGCGGCGCAACAGGCGGCGATTGCGCGGCTGAATGCCGAGATGGGCAAGGTCGGGCACATCGGGCAGCAATCGGCAGCACAAACCGCAATGGCGTTCCGCCAACTGCCGATGCAGCTTCAAGACGTGTTCGTGTCTCTGGCCGGTGGGATGAACCCGCTAATGGTGCTGACACAGCAGGGGCCGCAGATCACCAGCAGCTTCGGCGGCGTCAAGGAGACATTCAAGGCGATCACGGGCGCCATCAGCCCAATGGCCGCTGGGTTGATGGGTGGGCTTGCGGCAGTTGCCACGCTCGGCACGGCGTATGCACAGGGGTCCGGCGAGGCCGATGCCTACGCAAAGGCGCTGGTCATGACTGGCAACGCGGCAGGCTCCACGGTCGGGCAGATGCAACAGGTTGCGGTCAGCGTGTCGGGCGTCGTTGGCACGCAGGCCGCGGCGGCTGAGGCTGTTGCGGCACTGGCAGCTACCGGGCGCATTGCCGCTGCAGACCTTGAGCGCCTGACGCTGGTCACGGTGCAGTGGGAGCGCGCAACAGGCCAGGCTGCGTCAGAGGTGGCGAAACAATTTGCAGAGCTTGGCAAGGCGCCGCTTGAGGCATCGCTGAAGCTCAATGAGTCGCTGCACTACCTAACGCAATCGACAATCAATCAGGTCCGCGCGCTTGAAGATGAAGGCCGCGCAAACGAGGCGGCCCGAGTCGCACAAGAGGCATACGCGGCAGCGATGGAGCAACGCGCAGGCCAGATCACCGCCCGCCTCGGGGCAATCGAAAGCGCATGGAAGGCTGTCAAGGATGGCGCCGCATCCGCATGGGATGCGATGCTTGGCATCGGCCGAAAGCAGACGATTGAGGGGATGCTGGCGGAAAGCAGCGAGAAGATCGCGCGCATGGAAGCGAACGCGGGCAAGAGCGCCCGCCTGGGGGCTAGTGCAGGGTCGATCGAAGCGGAGAAGCGCCGCCAGCGTGACCTACAGATCGAGGCCAGCGACGCGGCAAAGCGCGCAGGCAACCGTGCGGCCGAGGCAAAGCAGCTTGAGGCAAAAGCCAAGTGGGACAAGGACGCCCAGCAGTACCTGAGCAAAGAAGAACAGAAGACCAAGGCAATCGCCAAGATGCGCGGCGAAGCAGTGGCGGCCGGGGCGTCTGAGGCTGAAATCAGGACGCGAATCGCCGGCATCGAGGACAAGTACAAGGAAACCGCCAAGAAGCCAAAGTCGAACATAGGCGCGTTCAACCGGCAGGAAGGCGCAGAGGTCGCGCTGGCGAAAGCTCAGGCACAGGCCGCACTTGCCGCAGAGATCGACGCAACCAACGCAATCCGCAAGGAGCTGGAGCGCCGGCACTCAATGGGGCTTGATGCGTCCGGCGACTACTACCAGCAGCTCGCCGCACTGGCCGAACGCGAGTCGAAAGCCAAGCTCGCCGCGATCGACGCCGAAGCGGCAGCAGAGAAGGCCCGCGCCACGAAAGACCCGGCCAGCGCGAAGCAGTCCGAAGCGCGACTGATCGAGATTGCAACGAAGCGCGCGCAGGAAGTCGCGGCAGCGCGCGAGAAGGCCGCAGACATCGGCGCACAGGCAGAGCGCGAGGCGCTGGATGAGTCGCGCCGGATCGCTCAGGAGTGGGCGCAGTCGTGGCAGGCCGCTGACAAGATGGCGCAGCAGTACGCGGGCGCATCCGCCAAGGCGCAGGCTGCGATGATCGTTGACCCGCTTGAGCGTGCGCGCGCAGAGGCCAGCATTGCCGCGCAGCAGATCGCGGACGACGGCGCGCAGATGATGATCGACCTGGGAAACCAGATCGACACGCTTTCCGGCAAGGGGTTGACGGCTCAGGCTGACGCGCTGCGCGCCAAGCTGGACCAGATCCGCGAAGGCATCAAGGCCGAACAAGAGCGCACAATCGCAGCGCCAGACGTGGCGATGGTGGCGGACTACCTCGGCAAAGAGTCGCCAGGGCAGAAAATCGCAGAAGGGTTCGACGCTGCGAGCCAGTCGCTGTCGGCATTCGTTACTGGGTTCCAGTCGCTGTTCAAGGTTGAAGAGAATTACAGTAAGGCCATCTCGGCTCGCGGCCTCACGTCGCAGCAGATAGCCGACATCGAAGCCAAGCACAGCACCGAGCAAATCAACGCCTACGGCACGATGGCCGGCGCAGCGAAAGGCATGTTCAAGTCGCACACGGCCGGCTTCAAGATTATGGCCGTGGCGGAGAAGGCGTTTCGCGCGGTTGAACTTGCAATGGCGATCAAGTCGGCCGCCGTCAAGATGGGGTTATTTGGGAGCACTGCGGCGGCAAAGGTGGCCGCAGTTGCAACCGAGACCGGAGCAGTCATTGCCGGCCAGGGCGTCGAAACTGGCGCAGTCGTGGCCGGAGAGGCCGCCCGCAATACCGCAAAAGTACCGGGCGTCTTCATGTCGTACATGTCGATGCTCGGACCTTTTGGCATGGCGGCGGCTGGCGCTGCGGTGGCCGCAGTGCTGGGAGGTGCGTTCGGGTCTAAGGGTAGCGCAGCGCCGACATCAGCAGATCGTCAGGAATCGCAGGGGACCGGGACTGTGCTGGGCGACGACTCGGCAAAGTCGCAGAGCGTCACCAAGAGCTTGGACCGGCTGCGCGATGTCAACACGATGACGATGCAGTACAGCGCGCAGATGCTCGCCAGCTTGCGCGGGATCGAAGCGGCAATGGCGGGCGTGTCAACGCAGATCCTGCGCGCGGGCGGCGTGACTACCGGAAAAAATCTCGGTATCAATACCGAATCAAAAGGCACTGGCGATGCCATCGGCTCGCTGCTGTCGAATATCCCGCTGATCGGTGGCGCGCTTGGCGGAATCGTTGGCGGAATCGTCAGCGGCATCTTCGGCAAGTCGTCGTCCACGATTACTGATGCGGGCCTGTCGATCGGCGGGACGGCTGCGCAGATGCAGCAGGGCCAAGGCGTCAGCCAGTACGCGGACAAGACCACCACCAAAAAGAGCTGGTTTAGCTCGTCGACAAAGACTAGCACCGTCATGCAGGACGCTGGCGCAGACGTGGCGCGGCAGTTCGGCCTGATCTTCGGCGGCGTCAGTGACTCGTTGCAATCGGCGGCCGGCGCGATGGGTCAGGATGCCGCAGCAGTGGCGCGGCGACTGGCCGGCTACGTGATCGACATCCCGCGCCTGTCGCTGCAAGGCCTCAAGGGCGACGACCTGCAGGAAGCCATCAGCACGGCAGTCGGCGCGAAGGCAGATGAGATGGCGCGGATGGTGGCGCCTGGGCTGGTGGACTTCCAGCGCATCGGCGAGGGCTACTTCGAGACCGTCACCCGCGTTGCCAGCGCCACCGAGTCGGCAGGCGAGACGCTGCGCCGGCTGGGCGTGGCATCGGTCGGACTCGGCCAAGTGGTCAACAAGGGCGCGGAAGACATCGGCGCCGAGATCGTGCGCCAGTCGATCACCACACTTGAGGGCGTGTCTGTCGGCATCGGGTCCGTGATTGACATGATGGCCGGGTCTGCTTCAGAGCTTGCCGACACGTACAAGGCGCTCCGCAGCGTCCGTGACTCGCTCGTGATGATGGGCGTGTCTGGTTCCGCAGTGTCGCGGGCGATGCTCACCGGGGCTGGTGGCCTCGAACAGCTTGCATCCGGCGTCACGGCATTCGAGGAAGAGTTCTTCAGCGAGTCCGAGCGCACGCAGATGGCGACGGCGCGCATGGCGGGCGAGTTCAAGCGCCTTGGCGTGGCGATGCCCAGCAGCCGGGCGGGGTTCCGCTCGCTGGTCACCGGGATCGACACCAGCACAGAGGCAGGCCAGCAGCTTCTCGGCTCGCTGCTTCCGCTGTCGTCGCAGTTCGGCGACCTCATGGGGCAAATGGATGAGCTGGGCGGCGTGACCGGCGAGCTTGGCAAGAGCGTCGAAGACGAGATCGCCCGCATCCGTGGCGTGATCGGCCAGCGCGACGGGCAGAGCATGGCCGGCGCACAGGCGGCGTTCACTGTCGCCACAGCACAGGCGCGGGCCGGCGACACCAAGGCGCTTGAGTCGCTGCCCGGCCTGTCGCAGGCACTGCTGAAGTCTGCCGAAGAGCAGGCCACGACCCGCGCCGACTTGGTGCGGCTCCAGGCGCAGACGGCGGCCAGTCTGCAGACCACGCTTGACACCGTGCGCGATGCCCCCGTTTCCGTCATTGCCGCCCCCGTGACCGGAGTGCCGGGCGTGATCGCGCCAGCGGCGCAGACCGGCGCCACGGCAGCGCCAGCAGCGCCAGCCGCGCAGGCTGGCGGCGGGAACTCCGCGCTGCTGATCGAGCTGCAGGCGCTGCGCACCGAGTCGGCGGCCATGCGAGCCGAGCTGCAGGCCATGCGCGCCGAGTCCGCGTCCGGCCTGACGACCATCGCCACCAACACCGGCCGCTCGGCTCGCATCCTCGACCGGGTGACGGCTGGCGGCGACACGCTGCAGACCGAGGTGGTCACGCTATGAGAGTCATCTACCCGATCACCGTGACGCCGGACGTGCTGGTGTCGTCGTCCATACCCGATGAGACGACCTACCCTGCCTTCGCGGCGGGGACGACGTACAACACCGGGGATCGCGTCATCCTTGACCAACAGGCGGTCTATGAGTGCTTGGCGGCTGGCGTGGTCGGCGCGCTCCCGCTGTCAGATGCTGAGTGGGTGATCGTGCGCCCGACGAATCGGTGGTCGATGTTCGACCAGCTCCCAAGCACATCCCGCCAGCAGTCCGACACGCTCACGATCACGCTGGCCGTGCCTGCTGTCGGGGATGTCATGCTGCTGGGCGTGGTGGCGGCATCGGTCACGGTCGCGCTGCCAGATGTGACGCGCACGGTCACGCTCGCCAGCGGCGCGGAACAGTCCGTCTACATCACGGGCCTAGGGTCAGCCGGCGGGAATCTAACGATCACGATTCAGCCAGTCTTGACTGAAATATCAGTTGGGGTCTCGTCCCTGATTCTCAGTGTCGCCGAGATCCTGGTCGGAACCGTTATTGATCTCGGGGAGACGCAGCTTGGCGCCGGGGTCGGCATCTCCGACTACTCCACGCGAACGATCGACGAATACGGCAACGCCAGCTTCGTGCGGCGTGGGTACAGCGGGTTTCTGCAGGCGCAGTTCATTCTTGATCGGGATGACGCCGATCTGGTGCTGGACACGATCACCGCCCTGCGCGCTGTGCCGTGCGTCTGGATTGGGTCGCTGCACTACCAGTGCGCCGTCATCTACGGGTATTACCGGGAAGCTGGCATGGAAATCCGCGAAAACCATGCGCAGTGCTCCATGCGCATTGAGTCGCTGGCAGTTGACACGCTCAACGGGACTGTTTCTGGTGGAGGTGGCGGCGGAGGCGGAGGTGGCGGCTGGTGGGGCGACTGGAATGGATGGGAGCAGCCCGTTCAACCAACTCCAAGCAATGTCGTGCTGCTGGTGCGCGGCGAGTCCGCACCGCTGGTTGATGCGTCGGCACTGAATCGATCCATATCGGCTGATAGCGGTGTTGTTTCATCGTTCTCCCCTCAGCTATTTGGATCAACAACCGCAATAAGGTGCATTGTTTTTGCTGACCCTGCAGCAATAACCGCAACTGCGTCTTCGTCTGTTGTTGCTGCTGGCGACTTCTGCGCCGAGTCGTTTATCTACATAATGGGAAACTACCCGACCAACAGACTAATTCAGTTTGGTTTTGGCCCACTAAGCCTTCAGGTGCTCCGCGACCAAGAGGCACTTAGGCTGTACTTTAACGGGGTATTGTCGGCATCAATTACTGGAGTTGTACCGATTGACCAATGGACACATCTTGCATGGTCCCGCAAGGATGGCGTTATTTCTGCGTACATCTCAGGGGTCAGGGTGCTGCAGTATGGAAACACATCAGACATTGACCTTACGACAGTAACTCTCGGCCGCGGGCTTGGCAATGCAGAGGGGTCGCCCGTTTACATGAAGTACGCGAGGATTACAAACGGGATATCCGTGTACGATGGCGCGTCGTTCCCGCCGCTCACCTCGGGCTACTGAATGCGCATCATCAAGCCCCTGACGTTTGCCGCGAACCAGATCAGCCTCGCGTCGTCCAACATCCCGGAAGATGAGTATCCGGCATGGGCGCAAGGCTGGTCTGTGACGATCGGCGACAAGCGGATTTACAACAGCCGCGTGTGGGAGGCGCTGATAACCGGCAACCCACAGGAGATCCCCGGCACAGCGCCGGCCGTGTGGCTTGATGTCGGTCCCACAAACCAGTGGGCGATGCTGGATGGCGATGCGGCAACGGCTTCCACGGCGACCGGGCAAATCCTTGTCGTGCTCAACGTCGGCGCCTTCGACTCTGTGGCACTGTTGGGCCTGTCCGGCTACTCGGTCACGGTCACGACTGGCGGCGCAGGCGGATCGACGCTGCAGGCCCTGATCCCAGCGCCAGCCGCCCCCGCACTCACGTCCTCGCTCACGCTCACCGGCTTCGACTACGCAGGCGGGCAGGTCACGGTGTCGATCGACGGGCCGGGCGCAGTAGCGTGCGCTTCGGTGTCGGTCGGAACGGACACGGACCTCGGGCAGACGCTGGCCGGCGCGAAGATCGAGATCGTGGACTACTCCAAAAAGGTCACCGACACCTACGGGACGATCCGCGTGACGAAGCGCGGCTACTCGCGCCGCATCGTCGCGTCCGTGCTGGTGGACTATCTCGACGTGGATAGGGTGTTCCGCGCGCTGGCATCGGTGCGCCAGACGCCTGCGCTGTGGACTGCAATCGAGGGGCTGCGCAGCGGGACGGTGTACGGCTACTATGCCGACTGGCAGCTCACGATTGAGGGGCCAACACACAGCATTTACTCCATCACGATCGAGTCACTTGCGCTTAATAATCTGCAACTGCTGCCAGGCGATCCAATAACGCCACCGCCTGTAGCGGCCACAGAACGAACCGATGAATCTGGCCTTTTCCGATACACGGAAGACGGCACAATCCGCACACAGGAGGCGTAATGGCCGGCAAACTTTCCGAGATCAGGGCATCCAGCCCGGCCGCAGCGATCACCGGGGCCGAGCTGATCGAGGTCACGCAGGACGGCGCGACCAAGGTTGCCACGGTAGACGAGATACTGGCGGCGCTTGATGCTGGCGGCGTCACGAGTGTGGCCCTGTCGCTACCCACCGAACTCACGGTAAGTGGCTCGCCCGTCACCGCATCCGGCACGCTGTCGGCCGACTGGGCAGATCAGACGGCAGCAAAGGTGCTTGCCTCGCCAGCGTCGTCCACAGGCGCACCATCTTTTCGCGCGCTGGCAGCGACCGATCTTCCGAGCCACACCCACCCCGAGGCGCAGAGAATCGGCGTCAACAACCAGACCGGCACGACGTACACCGCGGTTTTTTCGGACGCCGGGAAGATGGTCCGCTGCAGCAACGCAGCCGCAATCGCGCTCACCCTGCCGACAGGCGGCGTCTTCACGGTCGGCGATGTGGTGATGGTGCGCCAAGTCGGCGCCGGGCAGGTGACGGTTAGTGGCGGCACACTCAACATCCCTACCGGCGTGACAGCCAAGACCCGCGTGCAAGGGTCCGTGATGTCTCTGCACTACGTCGCGGTAGACACCTGGGACGTGTTGGGGGATCTGGCGTGATCCGGGGCATGGTGTCTGCGGCCTGCTCGCGCTCCAGCGCTCCGGCATCAATGCACAGGCTGTGGCTGCGATTTGAGGGGGGATTCGCTGACAGCGGTCAATCCGGGCTGACCGTAACCAACAGCGGAGCAACACTTGACACGTCGATCTACGCCGAGGGCACATCCAGCGCGCTGGTGGCGACATCGCAGAACTCTAACGTCATCACGGTGGCTCACCACGCGTCAACACAGATCGAAAACGCTGATTTCGAGATCGGAATCAGGGTCAGGTTTTCGTCTACTGCAAGCGCAAGCGTCATTTATACAAAGTCAGCCGGAACCGGACTCTATCCATATCAAATAATCAGAAACTCGTCGAATGCTTTCGAGTTCAGAGGGTTTGCAGAGGATGGTAGCTTTTTCAGCATGACGACATCAGCAGGCTTTGTTTCTGCAAATACATGGTACCAAGTCAAGGCGAAGCGCGTTGGAAATGTATTTTCGCTAGTGGTAAATGGCTCCACAGAAGCATCCCAAGAGTTTGCGAAATCACTTAAGATTAGCTCTGCCCATACCAGCATCGGCAATTACGGAACTGGCGGATATCCCGTTGTCGGGTGGGTTGATGATGTTTATTTTGATGCGTGAGCCATGAAATTCACCCAAGACCTAGCCGGCACTGAAGCAATCCGCCGCAAGCTTGAGCAAATCGGCGACAAGCTGGCGAGACGCGCACTGGCAGAAACCGCCGAAGAGATCGAGGAAAACGTCGGCGAGTGGGCCGGCCGGCACACGCGCCCGGGCGGCACAGGGGCGCTGTTCCGCTCGATCGTCGCCCGCCCGCTTGGCGATGGCTCGCAGTGGGAGATCGGACACGACCTGCAGGTAGCGCCTCACGCACTGTTCGTGCATTGGGGCACCAAGCCACACAAGATCAAGCCGAAGAACAAGAAGATGTTGCGGTTTCCTGTCGGCGGGAAATTCGCCTTTGCCCGTGAGGTCAACCACCCCGGCTACAAGGGCGACCCGTGGCTGGCCGATCAAGCGGCCGAAGCCCCCAAGATATTCGAGCGGCGCGTCAATGCGCTACTCGCCACCCTGTGAGGCACACATGCCACTGACCCAGACATATCACGACGAGTACTTGCTGAAGCTCATCACGCAATCCCGCGAAGACCGGGCAACCGCTGATGTCTCAGATGAAGGCGCTTTCCCTGCATCGTGGGTGTCGCGCCTGATCGTGCTGCGCGCCTACATCATCACCTGCCAAGAGTGCATGAGGACGCCTGATGATACGTTTGATGCCAAGCTCAAGACGTACCGCGCAGAATACAAAGACGCTTTGGTATCGGCGCGTCTTGCCCAGCTTGCCGCCACTGCAGCAGCCGGCGGATCGTCTGCGCCATCTGGCGGCGGATCATTCTTCACCGTCGATCTGATGCGGGGTTGATATGGGCACGTATGACACGCTACAGACCGTCCGGGACCATCTAGGCGCACTGACGGGTGTGACAACCTCGCGCATCGGCCTAGAGTCCAACATGACCCCAGCGGATTACCCGATCATCCGCATCGTGCCGGGCCGCCTGAGCAATGGGCCTACGATGACGCGGCGGAAGATCGAGGCGCTGATTTACTTCGGCCAGCCGATCCACGAGTTCACAGGCGAGCCGGCAGACCCCGAAACGACGGGCCTCGAAGAACTGTACGCCGGCCTGCTTGAAATGGAGGCCGAGATCATCGCATCCCTGCGCACCCTGCCCGGTGGCGTGTCGTGTGTCTACCGGGACACGATCCTCGACGAAGACCGGACGGACGCTTACAAGTTGCTCGCAATCCGGTGCGAGATCAGCGGCTGATCACTTCGGCGCATCCGCAAATCCTCGGAAGTGGACCATGCGCTCGACGATCCACCGCACCCAAGTCGATCCGTTGACGAGATCATTGGCGCGCGACTCGCTGAACGTCGATTCGACCTCTTCGTTTTGGTGCGTCATCGGGTTGTGTTGCATGACCGTGTAAGCAATCATCCCGCCGAACTTGTGCAGTCTGGCAAGTATCTCAAGGTCTGCGCTCATTGCTTCTGCTCCTTCGCTGCCGGCCTTGGCCTCTGCTGGCAATTCATGTCCTGAGGCGGCCACGGCAGAACCAGATAGGCGACAATGTCACAATCTGGATCATCAATACACCCGCCGCCGTGACTCCATCTGTGCTCATCTGCATATCTGCAGTTGATGACCTCCCCATTGCGGAGTCGAGCTGAGAACGAAATTCCGTTTTCAATCGGGCATAGCCCGCCCCCCCACTCAATCCACTCCGGATTCAATCGCAACCTCAGTAAGGCGATCTCAGCATCTTTGGCGGTAATGGCCGCTGAGATCATGCCGCGTAACTCGGTGCGCTCTACGTTCGGGTAACTATAAGCCGTTGCCTGCGCGAAGTCGTCGGCCTTCTCCATGATCGCGTCAATCGTCTGTTCGTTCGTCATTCTGTTTCCTTTTGGCTTAATCCGACACCACGGGGAAGTCAAATCGCGCACTTATGAACTACCTCGCTGCCGGCTTCCAGTCGCCCCGGAAACACCGCCACGAGATCGACGTAGACGACCCGCGCGCCTTGGTGGTGTACTGCTCGGCTACCAGCCACGTCGCTGCAGCCTCGCAGGCTTCCGCGCTCTGAAACTGCTGCATGCTCACGCTATCGACTGTGCCGCCGGACAGTAGGATTACGAGGATGATCTGGTTCATGGCTTCGTCCCGATGGTGTTGGCAGGCGGATCTCCAAGCCTCTGATTCCATGCTGACAGCGCCCCGGCCCGCGCAATCTCGTCGAGTTCTGGCACCTTTGACCACGCCGCCGAGCCGTGTCTCACATGCCAAACGCGGCACGCATTGCAGCCACAGCGCCACGACTGCGGGGTAGTCACCCACCCGCCTGGGCCGAATTTGTCACAGCCTTTGTCATGCTCAAGCGCTCCTGCCCCACTGCAGAACGGGCAATTCTTGATTTCTGTAGTCATCAGAATAATCCTATGGTTGATGCGGCCGGAGGATCACCCAGCCTGCGGAGATGGTACGCGCGATCCTTGCCCGCGTTGAGTACGTCGTCAAGCGATGCCCCATCAAGCACCTGCTGCAGCCGCTCGCGTGACCCGGCAATGCGGGCGGCGTCTTCCACTGGCAGACGGCGCAGGTAGGCGGCAACACCGCCAGGCAGTTCACGGGCCATCGCTGCGGAGATGCTGCGGCGTGGACGGGATTTACACCAGCAAAAACTGTGAAAAGGTGACTGCGGAGCAAGGGCTTTCGGGTAGCAACCCTTGCCCAATCCGTACAAATCAGCCTTGGCGTGGAGGTCGCAAATGTCCGTGATACTGTGGGCTGGATTCATCAGCACCTGCACCACCTCAATGCCGTCATCCCCCATGATCTCGCGCCCTACCTGCGCCTGGTGAGCCCGTGCAATCTCCGTCCTGGCGATACGATTCGCCATGTAGCGGGTTTTCTCGCGCATGGCGATGTCCACTTTCCGGCGCAACTCGGCATCACCCTTGCCCTGCGCCCATGCGTCGAAAGCCTCGGAGTACGCCGCGCGCAAAGCAGGCGTGCGGATGTTCTTTGCTTTCTCTGCACCCTTGAGGATCAGATCCTCCAGGCTCTTGCGCGTCTTGGCGTCTCGCGTCAGTGCCAGCAGCTCCCGCGGCAGATCGGCACGCGCACGGCCTTCAAGCGGTCGATCTGCGGCCAAGAGCTGGTCATAGCCATCGTAGAGCCGCAGTGCCAGTGCGCGGGCTTGATGCACGCCGTTGACGTGGTCTTGCACGATGGCGGCAACCTGGGCGCTTGTCTGCTGGGTGTGTCGGTAGAGCTTGGACGAAAGCGGGATGCTGCCGACCTGCATGGCGCGCACCTCGTCAATGCCGATTGACTGCTGCAGCAGCTCGCCGAAGCGCCGGGCCAACTCAGCCTCATACGCGCCCGCAAACGCCTGCAGCGCAGCCGCTACAGCCTCGCGCGCCTGCTTGCCTAGCATGATCTCTGCAAGAGCCTGCTGCACAGCCGCACCAGCGAGCCGATCTATCTCTGCTGCCAGTTCGTCGGCGATCAGCTCGGCTTCGTTGTCAGGCAGCGCCATCGGACCACCCATGCCCAGGCTCACCAGCCAGCACGCTGACGGAGCGGGTGAACTTCAGGCCGTCAGCAGATTCGGAGAAGCCGAGGCAATCAATGTCCACCCGCAGCACCGTCCGGCAGATGCGCCGCTCAAGACCGCCAATCAGCGCCTCAATGGCCCGCTCGGCTGCTGCGATCTCTGCGCTTATGTCTGCTTCCGTCATTCTTCGCTCCTGTTGAATGCATCCATTGTGCATGCATGGGCACAGAATGCAATCCCTATCTGCGCCGCAAAGCGGGACTTATCCGCCGATTGCGCGCTGCACGACACGGTACGCCGACGACTTGCCTAGCCCCATGCCCATGACGCGCTGCACAGCCTCACGGCGACATGCGCCAGCCTTGACGGCATCGCGCGCAGCTCGCTCGGCATCCTGCGCCAGTAGCGCGCGGCGCGTTGGGATGTCGATCCGCTGGCCTGCCCAGCCGGCAAACACGGCGCGGGCCTGCGCAAGTGCGGTCGGAGAGAGCTTGTCGGACAGCTCGCCTAGCAGGAGGTCGAATGCAGTGGTTTGCGTCATAGGCCGGGAGCGTTCATGGTTTTTGCGGCGCCATTGCGTCGGCGGATCAGTGGCTGTAGAGCATAGCGCAGAGCGTCCATGTAGTGGTTGTTTGCGTCCACCAGCACCGGCAGGACATCCCCTGAAAGCCTGTCCACCTTGTAGGACCACAGGCGCGTCTCCCTGATCGTTTCTTTGCATCGCGGGTGAATCACGATCTTGTCATAGCTGCGCAGATGCGCCACGCCATCCTCAACACTGCCAGGCCACTTCTCGACAGAAACCGCGCGCGGCATCCCGTGGCGCTGCAGGTAGCTGGTTGACTCTGGGCGCGCAGAGTCGGCGCGCGTCACATGCTTCTCGATTCCTGGTATTTGGCGCCTGAGGAATTCCGGTGTCTGGTCGATCTCCATGCCAACACGCCCGGCCTCATGTTCGATGTAGAGCGATCGACCATTGACCCAGCAGCACACCGCTGCGCTCGGGTCTTGGCTGAACCCGTAGTCCAGACCGTAATATGGTCCATCCCACCCAGCGCCACCGGCAGCAAACTCGCGGACATACACCTTCCCGGCCAGCACCTGCGCGTCACTGTTGGTCAGGTAGGCGCCATCCCAGACATGGGCGTATGTGTTCGGGTCTAGGCGCTCTTGTTCACGCTGGCGCAGCGTCTCCAATCCTGCCGGAAAAAACGGGTTGTCGTGCCAGTTCATTTCGACAACTGAGGCGTTCTTCGGCGGCGACTTCCTGAAGCGCTGGTCTACCGGGCTTCCGTCCAGGCGCGGGTTCCATATCACCCACATCTCAGACTTTGGCTGGCGGAACACGGTAGCCTCAATGGCGAGCCACGACGCATCAGCAACGTCTTCAGCCTCTTCAACAATCGTCAGGTCAATTTTCGCCGTGGACTTCACCGAGGTGACGTTGTTCCGCAGCCCCTTGAACAGGAACTCGGTGCCGTTCGCGCCCCGCAGGTAGTCCACCCCCACATCGTAGTGAGCGGCCAGCCACGGCTCTGATTCGATCGCGGCTTTCAGTTCGGCGTGGAATGACTCCTTGATGCTGCCCTGCAGGTCGCGGGTGCAGAGGATGCGCAGGCGCTCGGCATACCCCCACACAGCCGCCATCTTGGCGAAGCTAAACGACTTGCCGGAACCCCGACCACCGTGCGCTGCCCTGTACTGCAGGGAGCCGCGCTCTGACCCAAACAGGTCGGCCAGCTTCGGCGGCAGGATGATTTCCGCCTCATCCATTCCCGGAGTCCTTCACCTTTGCCGCCACGATGCGGATTACCTGGGGGCGCAATGTCCCGTCTGGATTGCTCAAGTGCAGCCGCTCAACAAATGCACCATGGTGCTTACCCTCAAGTTCCAGCGCCTTTAGCGCCTCCTTTGGGCTGCGCATCGTCTCTCCGTACTCAGTCGGAACCATCTCCATGCAGTGCGCTCGAACCTTGCCAATGTCGGCCAGCACATCCAGCGCCGTTCGTTCCGCCTTTTCAGACAGCACCCTTCTCCGCTGCTGGATGAATTGCTGAATCATGACATTCGATAACAAACGAGATGATTGCTCTTGGGCTGTTTTCTCGCTGTACCCGGCACGAATTGCCGCCTGAGTGGCATTCAGATCCTTGAGGTATTCCTCAACAAACCGCTCTTGTTTTGGTGTGAGATCCGTCTTTTCAGTCATGCCCAATTATCCCTCACACCAGCACCACCGAAACGCCTTGCAGCGCCAGCAGGTGCATTTTCAGCCGGAACACCGGGGTCTGCACACCCTTCACATCCAGAACCACGCGCCGACCATCTGAATTGGTGTAGGCGAAGTCCGCCACATACCGAAGCGCCGGCCGCTTGCGCTTCTCCCCCGGCACCAGCACGCCAGGCGCCAGCACAAACACCGGCTGCAGTTCCAGCCCCGAGATTGCCCCGGCTTTCTGCATCAGCATCAGATCGCGGTACCGGCTGCCCTCCCGCTGGCTGGCGAACCGGATGCCGTCGATCGTCACCGGCTTTGCCTTGTACTTCGGCGCCTTCACTCCAACACCTCGACCGTAAAGCCATCTGCCCAGAATGCGGCACCGTCAGTGTGCTCAAAAATGGTTGGTGCGTGCAAAGTCACAGCCTCTTTGATTGACAGCCGCTCTTCCAGTGTCAGCGGGCCAGACTCCGGGAAATCGTACTCGATCACGACGCGGACCTTTGTCATACCGCTACCCACCCTGCCGGCCTGCTGCTGTACCTGATCTTGCCGGAGTGCTTGAGCCGCAGGATCGACCGCTCAAGCACCCCAATCGGCTCCCACACTCCAAATGTGTTGCACTGGTTCTGCAGGGCGTGCATTGACCACAGATCCCCGCGGGTGGCCGGCCGATCCGGCGTGTAGCTCTTGATTGCACCCAGCACCATGGCGTCCAGTTTTGCCGTGTTCGACGCCATCACGGCACCGCCTTTCCGTTTGCAGCCAGCGATGCAGCCTCTACGGCGATCATGAGCCCCTGCAACTCGTTGCCCTTGTAGGCGCGCTCGATTCCGACGCATTGCTCATACGTCAGCAGCACAGCCGGCGCCTCTTTCAGCGCCTTGATCTCAGCCTCAAGCTCTTTGCGCGCTTCACCGATCGCATTGCCGCAGTCATCCGGCGTCTTCCCGAGGTGGCCGAACACTGATCGCCACTCCGCAAGCTCTGAGGCCTGCCGCTCGATAAGGTCCGCCGCGTCGCTCAAGTCGCCCAGCCGCGTCGAGTCCATCGTGATCGAGTAGCGCCCCTCACGCTGCAGCGCCCAATGGTTCCTTGCATTCCGCCGCATGGCCCGCAGCGATTCCGCCAGTTTTGTTGCATCGGTCATCGCTCACCCCTCAACACAGCCAGCACACGCTCTAGCACGTCATCAGGCACTCCGCTATACATTAGCGTGCGGATATCATCAATAAGCTTGCTGCGTCGGAGTATTTTCGCGGCATCGGCTTCCTGCTTCGCTTTAACGGCTTTATCTGCTCGCTCGCGCTCTGCAATTTCGCGCGGAACATCAGCCACGTCGGCATCGGTAGCTGGCAATACAAGCTTTCCGCCATAAGTCCACGGCGCGCGACCTGTCGCAATCTCAATACCGTGCATTTGCTCTGTTTGTATGACGTGTTTGAACACCTTTGTGACGCGCTCAATATGTCGCACGTTTTGGAGTTTCCCGCCTGGTCCAAACTGGCTACTGTTCACGGTAACCAGATCGCCGGCTTTCACCCCTTCGAGGATCATTGTCATGATTGCACCCCTACCCACACCGGGCAGCCGTCAACCGGGATTGTGTAGCCGTGATCGCCGGCCCTATCTATGTCGCAGCCGGTCGCCCCGCACCACTCGATCAGCCCCATTTTGCGAACGGACAGGAACCTGCAGCTTTTCCCAGTGTATATGTTCGTTGCACACGTCGGCTTGCCCTCAGGCGTCCGGTATGCCGTCACCGTGATCGTGCGTTGCTCGGTCATTTCGGCGCCTCAACCCGCTTGCCGGTATCTGGGTCGTAGCCAAACTCACGGCACAACGCCATGGACACGCCGCTTCCGTGCCCGGTGGCTAGGTGGACGGTGAGCCAAAATGGTTTCCCGCGCTTGCGCGCCAGGTTGGCGAACATGCGATTCAGAAGCGACCGCTCGGTGATCTGGATGCCATCCAGCCCGGCACTGAGATTGATCTTTGTGCTCATTTCTCCACCTCCGACACAAACGTCTTGACAGATGGACACCAAACGCCACCGACCAGCACGGCGACCGAGTCTCCGCCGTACCCCCACTTGCCATAGCCCACTTCGGTGATGACCCCGTCTACGCGCCTCCCAGATAGCAGGTAGTCCCGGGCGACAGCGGTGCGCCCAATGTGTTGGCTGAAATACCCCCTGCGCTCATTTGGCGCCATCCGTTGCGGCCTCATTTCGGCGCCTCCAGTCGGCATTCCATTGCGCTCTTAGCTTCGGCGTAGATTTTCCACACTGCCCGTAGTTCAGGCGCCTGGTCATTCATTGCCAG